AGCCACTACATTCGAGAGTGCTGTAAATAGAGTGACTTATAAATCTCGTCAAAGAGAAGCTGATATAGAATTGTTAATACATTCTGCCAATCACTCTATAGAGGTTGATATAGCGCTAATGGATAAGACCGAAGGTCAATACTATATTGTAGAAGAAGGGGGAGGATTAGTTAATGTCATGCTATTTCAGACTGCTGATATTCCGCCAGAAGTATTTGCTTTAGTTCCAGATAATAGAATGTTATATACATTACATATATTAGAGTGGGACAATAGTAGAAAGGAATGGCAATATATGATAGATAATAAACCTGTAATAATATATAAGAGATAATGTCAATAGATCTCAGCGAGTATGACGAAGAATGTCTTAGACATATGTATAATAGGGAAATAGAGACAGGAGCGATTCCATATATAGATTGGGATCAATATAAAAGTAACTTTAAAATGTGGAATAAGAAATGGTTAGACAGTTGAAGATTAAGGATTTTGATAAAATAGACGATAAGACCTGGTTCAATTTAATATTGAAGAAAGCCAGAGAATTAGAAATTTATATAAAATATGGAAACAGAGAATAAAACAGTATATCCTGATTTATTAGTATGGTATACTTCCGGTAAAGTCGTTAGAAAAGGGGAAGACTTAAAAACCGATGAGAAAGATCCGATTACATTTCATGTGCTTACATGGATAAGGTTTTGGAGAAATAATAAAGAATATCAGAGTCCTATGCGAATGAGTGTAGATTTTGGTGTTACTGTAGATAAGAAGTTAGTTAAACAATATGAAGAACAATTTCATAAGAGATGTTTAGATTTTATTAGATTTGGTAAAGCTACAGGAGATTTTATAGAACCAATTAAATTTGATGATAAACATATTGTAGATATATACGCAGGTGAGATACCTGATTTAAATGAAAAAGAAGATGAGTAAAAATATATATAAAAAAGAAGGATTATTTTATAGAGGTGAGGAAAGGCAATGGGAGGAAGACTTATATGGTTTCTTTCCAAGAGGAATGGGCGACCTACAGAGTAATACTTTGAATAAGATCTGGGAGACTAGAGATAGAAGTAAGTGGGCATATCAATCACTTGAAGCATGTATAAATCTACTTCTAGAAAATAAACGTTGGCCTGATGAGTGGAACGATGAGCACATTGCTAAGAATTGGTTTCATCAGAAATGGTCTGAGTTATTAAAGAAAGTATTCCCTAAGAGAATAGAAAAGTATAGACCACAAACTAGTATGACTAGAGACCCGTGGATATATATGTACGCTACAGCTGTTATGCTAAACATGAAGAGTCCTATACATTTTAGAATGCCTTGGCATTTATATAGGCCTAAGATATGGGCATGGAGAACTTATCTGCTCGTATGGAGTGGGCTTATGACAAAACTAGAAAGAAATAATTATGAAGATAGAGATTCAAAGAAACGAAACAAGTTATCCAATTGTTTATAATGATGTTGAGAATGCGTATACAAAAGGAAATATGTATTGCATAATGTTTATTAAAAACAAGAAGAGAATGACACATAAGTATCCTTTATGCAGTTTATTCAGAGTAGTTGAAGACTATAATGAAAGTAAAAGATAAGAAATAATTGTAACTTTTGTACAACTATTCCGTATACCTAGTATGATAAGCAAAAAGAGGTGTAGTGAGATAGTTTCAGGGGTTATAAAAACAAACCCAGTATCAACAGCAGAACGATTATTAGAACTTATTAAAAACGAATTAAAAAATGATATTACAGGTAGTAAAAGAGAATTCGAGTAATATACCAGTTGGCATCTTATTTAGTTATAATGATGAAACTGAGGTGTACGAATCAATGGAAAGAGACGACGTAATAGCTGACGAATATACTTTAACTAAAGAAAGTTACTATTCATTCTCACCAGCTTTTTATGCGTTTAATGAAGAAATATTTAACCAAGTAAAACTTGAGAATAATGAGATTAAGATTGATATTAAAGAAGAAGAGACTAGCCAAGAAGAACCGTCTAACGACTTATCTTGTGGCTGCGAGGCCGACCCGAACTATGCTATTCAGCGAGCCGGTGATCTGCGTGAGAGAATACAGCGACAGGCAATGGAGAAAGCAAGTCAGGAAGGCGAAAGCAAAAGGTCAAGCAATAACCAAAGGGGAACTGACAAAGTCAGGGAAAGTGATAGAAAAGAAGATGAACGAATTGATAGACCTGTTACAGTAGAAGATGTATGGGCTACTACCTATATTATAGGTAAGAGTATGTTAAGACAAATGCAAAAAGAGTTTAGTGTCTTTCAGCAATTGATGAGAGAACAACTCAGACGTATGGAACCTAAAAATATTTAGAAATGAGTAAAGAGAATAAACCAGAAGTGACTATAGACGAGAAAGCGGTAGTAGATCCTTCACAAGAACCCAGTTTTGTTAAATGGGAATATGGAGATTTAGTTATGGTTTGCAGTCATTGTGGTCATACTGAGGTGATAGAAAAAGGTTTAAAAGACGGACTACAGTTCGTTTTACCTACTACAAGTGAGCATAAACTTAAATTAGCTTGTTCAAAATGTGGAGTTGCTTTAGATATGCATTTTACAGAATCTGATGAAGAGACTGTAGTTGTAGCTAAAGAGAAATATGAGAAGTGGTTAAAAGAACAGGAAGAAGCAAAAACCAAAGCTGAGGCTTTAAAAGAAGAAGTTGAAGTAAAAGTTGAGGAATTAGACAATGCAGTTTTACAAGAAGATACAGCAAAAGAACCTGCACAAGGAGATAATTAATATACTTAATGGAAACCTCGAGTTAACAGAGAGGGAGAAGCAAGTATTAAATATCCTTATACAGATTGATTTGAATTGGTCAGCAACTTTCAAAGATGATTTCAAGAATATATTATCTACGGATAATAGACGTGCAGTCATGAAAGAGACTAATGTTCATAAAGCTAATCTTGTAAAATACGTTAATAAATTTAAAGCAAAGAATATTGTTCTAAAGAATAGTGAGGGAGGTTGGGAAATTAATTCGGCCATTACAACTCCTCCTGTAGGAGGGATATTCGAAATATCATATACTATAGAAATAGAAGACTATCATGCCAAAAATTTTACCAAAAACCTGGTATAAGAAAGTCATAGATAAGTTAGCTTTAAAACATAATAAGGACCCAAGGGTAATTGAGTATATCGCTCATTACCCTTTCTCCTTTGTAAAGCAAGTTGTAAGAGATGATTACAATACTAGACCTATTAGGTTAAGACATTTAGGTGTCTTTGCGCTTAGGAAGGAAGATGGGAAAGATAACATTTATCAGAAGAGAATAGAAGGTTTGAAAAGGAAGTTTGAAGTACTAGTTGAAGCAGGTTTATATGAGGACGAAAAGCAAGTAAATGAGGCTTTAGATGCCATGACCAGAGATGAAATCCAGAAACTGTACGGGCGATTTCGAATGAGAATGTAACAAATATAACTTTTTTTCGTATTTTAATATATGAGGCTTATTACAATTGAGGGGGACAGGATAATTGTGACCCCAGAATGCCTCTCAGTTCCAGAGTTTATGACTCTGTGGAAGAGGGATAGATCCAAGTTTAAGAAGAAAGGTGTTCAGGAACTTACTTATGTAACGTTTTTGGTCGATAATACTTTGAATAATCCCTATAGAGGATATGGGGAACAGATGCGCGAGGAGATATTAAGGAAGGACTATTTTGAGGAAGACTGGTTTCCAGATGATGAAGTAAAGGAAGCGGTAAATAAATATCGCAGTTTACAGAAAACAACTTCTTCTAGATTAGTTGGGGCAGCTCAAATGGCTGCTGACAAGTTGGCTGATTACTATACTATGGTGGATTTTCATTTACATGATAGTAATGGGAAACCTATTTACTCAGCTAGAGAAGTACAGAGTAATTTAAAAGATTTATCAAACACTATTAAATCGCTATTTGCTTTAGAAGAACAATTAAGAAGAGAACAGTTAGACGGCAATTTATCTAGAGGGGGATTTGAAATTGGGGAATTTGAGATACCTAGCATGGATATAGACTATGGAGAAGATAGCGACGCACTATAAAATAAACGTACAGCATACGGATAATGCCGACAAATTCCGGCCCGCTGCTGTAGCGTTCGAAGAGAATGGTTATTACACTCCTGCCCCAAAAGGGACCAAGGAGTTTCGTCGTTATTGGAAGGAGCAGATAGAGAGATCTATTCATGGTTACACAACTCCTGATGATGAGTATATAACTGGATACTATTATTTCTATTTGAATTTTTGTAGAATTATAGTTACAAAAGAGCATGAGTATGTAGATCGACGTGGTATACAACGCGTGAAGAAGGATAGAATGGAAGCCTTTCCTTGGTTCTATGATTATGATAGAGCCTATTATGATGCCGTTGAGGAAGCGGAAAATCAAGGCAAACATATTGCACTTATCAAGAAGAGGGGTTCTGGTTATTCTTATAAAGGTGGAAGTATGCTGTGTAGAAACTACTACTGCTTGCCTAGATCCAAGTCCTACGCGGTAGCATCAGAAATGGAATTCTTAACAAAGGATGGTCTGATCAGCAAGGCTTGGGAGATGATGGCTTTTATAGATCAATACACCGGTATGTCTAAGAAGCGTCAGAAAGTTGACCAATCAACACATAAGAAGGCAAGCTTTATTAAGAGGTCTGATGATGGAACTGAGATAGAGATCGGATACAAGTCTGAGATCATGGCAATCTCTTTAAAGAATGATCCACAGAAAGCTAGAGGAAAGAGAGGGAAACTAATCTTATGGGAAGAAGCTGGAAAATTTCCGCATCTTAAGACAGCATGGCAAGTTGCTAGACCTTCAGTAGAAGATGATGATGGAGTAGCATACGGATTAATGGTCGCATATGGAACTGGAGGAACAGAGGCAAAAGGTTTAGGAGCTTCTGACTTTGAAGGTTTACGAGACTTATTCTATGAGCCCAAGGCGTATAACGCTCTACCAATTCAGAATGATTGGGATGATGGAGTAGCCGATAGAGCTTGTGGATTTTTTGTACCCCAGTATTACAACATGATGGGGTTTCAAGATAAGAATGGTAATTCGGATATACCTGCAGCTAAGAAATATTCTATAGAGGAACGAGAGATCGTAGCTACTAATGCAACAGATAAGTCTAGTATAGATAGGTATGTAGCGGAACGTCCTTTCACTCCAATGGAAGCATGCTTACAGATTAGCGGTAATATATTTCCTAAGAATGATCTAATACGTCACTTGGCTGAGATTAGAAATTCAGAATCTCTTAGAGGTTTTAAACAAGTAGGTGAGTTGTTTAGGGGACCTGACGGAGCTATAAAGTGGGAACTAAATCCTCATCTAAAAGACTTAACTACTCATAGACTAGAGGTAGGAATAGATAAGAAAGGAGCCATGGTAATTTGGGAACATCCTGTTACTGAACCTCCTTGGGGCCTATATATAATAGGTGTAGACCCGTATGATCATGATGATTCTCAGACAGTATCTCTGGGTTCTGCGATAGTATATAAACGATTTCAAAAGTTTGAACAGTATTATGATATGCCTGTAGCAGAGTATACAGGTAGACCTGAGACTGCAGAAGAGTTTTATGATCAAGTACTTATGTTAGCTTTATATTACGGAGCTACTATAATGTACGAGAATGAGAAGAAGGGTTTCTTTTCATTTCTAGAAAAAAAGAATTATGAATATTTACTAGCTGACCAACCTGGTTCTATCAAGGATGTCATAAAGGATAGTAAGGTAAATAGGAACAAAGGTATACATATGCCTATCGAGATCAAGAGATGGGGAGAGCGATTGACTAAGTCATGGATGCTCGAAGAGTATGCGCCAGGTAGGCGAAACTTAACGAAAGTTATGTCAGAGGGTTTACTGGAAGAATTTATTAACTATAATGAAGAAGGTAACTTTGACCGTGTAATGGCATTTTTCTGTGTCATGATATATAGGTTTGAACTATCTAACATAGCAGTCAAGAGAAGGGATGATGAAATCAAGAAGACACAATTATTCCCTGAACCTTTATTTTTAGAACAAACAATTGAAAATAGAATGATAATTTAGCTAAATTATGAAAGATGTAAGACGAGCATTTCCAGCTCAAAAAGTTTCTCTTTCAAAAAAGAATACCGTCGACTGGAAGGAAGGTTCTATGGACGGGATTATTGGTAAGGAAGGTACTGGTTATTTAGGTCGTTACACTCGTAAAGAAACTATGAGTGTCGGTTACGAATTGTACAATAGTAACTTTAACGAACGAGATCTTAAATATGTAACTGATCCTTATAAAGTTGATGATAGTTTTCCAATATCATTGCAAGAGATTAATATTATTAGACCTAAGATTGATTTACTTGTAGGTGAGGAAAGTAAGCGTCCTATGAATTTTATAATTATAGAGACAAATGATGATGTAGTTTCAGCTCTTCAAGATAAGAAGAAAGGGTTGTTAATGCAACATGTTATGGGTTACTTAGGAATGGGTCCTGAAGATGCACAAGAATTTACTCCTCCTCAAATTCAGGAGTATATGAATAGATCTTTTAAATCTATTGCTGAAGAACAAGCTCATAATACTTTAGCTTACTTAAAGGAGAAACTTAATCTACCCAATGAATTTCTTAAGGGATGGAAAGATGGACTTATAGCAGGTGAAGAAATTTACCACGTAGGTGTTATTAATGGAGAACCTTCAT